GACGACAGAGATATTGAAATAATAATGTTTAAAAACAAAATTTTAAATTGGCTAGATAAAACATATAACGGAGATTTTGGAACTATGTCTTGTGAAATGATAGCAAAAGCTATTGCTAAACAATTTGACTTAAACTATTGTATGGTTCTAGAAGATAATGAAAACGGAGCAGAAATAATACTATGAAACTATTTTTAGCGGGTGCTGATATGGATTACCACATTGAACCAGTTTATTTGTCTGGACACGGTTCTATGTTGTCATCATATTGGAAACACAAAGACTCATTTATAGACAGTTGGCTTTTATGGTATAATAAAACTAAACACGCGAATTGGATTATGGACAGTGGTTTATTTACAATGATGTTTGGAGCTGGTAGTGATAAAACTTATACAAAAAAAGACTTATTAGAATACACTCATAAGTATATAAACGATATGAACAAAATAAATTACAAAGGCTATATAGTTGAGATGGATGTTCATAAAGTTTTAGGATTAGAAGAATTGAAAAAGTTTAGAAAAATATTTGAAACTAAATACGATATTAAAAAAACTATTTATGTGTGGCATATCGAAGAAAAAGAAAAAGGATTTAAAAAGCTATGTAAAAAATATCCATATATTGCTATTTCAATTCCAGAACTAAGGATCGTTTTAAACGGAAAAAAACAACTTGAAAAAGCTGTCAAAGAATTAGTTATATTAGCCAATAAAATAAATCCAAATATAAAAATACATTTACTTGGTTGCACACAGCAAAATCTTATGGAACACAAAGGTTATTATTCTTGTGATTCTACAAGTTGGATGAGTAGTGTTAAATATGGAACTGGACACTTCTTTTATATGAATAAAATTAAGCAATATAGTATTCACACAAAAGGTTGGAAAGATTTACGAAAAAATACAAAATTAAATTTTACTGTTAAGCATAATGATTATTGTAAAAACTTAACTTTATGTGCTAAAGCATTTAGAGAACTAAACAGATATATAAATAACAAATATTATAACAACGAACCATTAAACACTTTATTATGAAAACAGGATACATTGATATTGAAGTTTCTAAGTTGGTAAAAGCAAATTGGAACTACAAAGAAGAAAACAAAACATTAACTGAAAAACTAACAGAGAATATTAAAAGAAACGGTCAAATAGAAAACTTATTAATACGAGAATTAGATACAGGTTTTTTTGAAGTAGTAAACGGAAATCACAGACTTGATGTTATGAATGCTTTAAAGTTAAAAAAAGCACATTGTTATAACTTTGGTAAAATAACACAAAATCAAGCCAGTAGAATTGCTATTGAAACAAATGAAACAAAATTTAAGACAGACCCAATTAAGCTAAGTGAAATAATAACAGAATTAAACGAGGATTTTAAAATAGAAGATTTACAAAAAACATTACCATATGACGAAGAAGAATTAAAAAATATGTTAGAGGTAGGTGAATTTGATTGGGATACATTTAAAGTAGAAGATTTAAATGACACATTTTCAGATACTGATTTCAATAAAACAATAAATGTTAAAGTTTCTGAAGAAACATACAAAAGGTGGTTAGAATTAAAAATGAAACTAAAGGACATTATTGGATATGATAGTGACAGTAAAGTTTTAGAATTTGCTATCATAGAAGCTATAAATATTCCTCTTGAATCGTTAAAATAATTACACAATATTATACATAATAAAAAAATGGAAATAATAAAACATATGTTTGGACTATGCGGAGAACCTCATTTAAACGTGTTTACTTTGATTTTAAGCACTCCAATTATAATTTATATCACATACTACTTTAAACTGTTTAAATAATGGCTAACAAGAATAAATATACAGAAGAACAAATAAAAGAGGCAATTACAAAAGCTGGTGGTTTTATTTCAATAGCTTGTAAAAGTTTGGGATGCACTAGAAAAACAATATATAACTACATTGACAAATACCCAGAGTTAAAAGAAACTTTGACAGATATTAGAGAACATTATTTAGATATTGCTGAAGCAAGTTTGATACAAAAAGTAAAAGACGGTAATACACCAGAGCTTTTATTTTATTTAAAAACAATAGGAAAAGCCAGAGGTTATATAGAAAAGCAACAACTAGATTTGTCAAGCGGAGAAAATCAAATAAAAGAAATTAATATTGAAATCGTTAAACCTAAAGGCGACTAATGTATTTGAAAGAAACTACAATGCTACCACAAAAATTGTTGTAAATCAAGGCGGAACAAGAAGTGGTAAAACAATAGCACTTTTACAAATACTACTTACACAAGCTCTTGAAGGAGAAAACAAAATACTAACCGTTGTAAGAAAATCCTTTCCAAGTATGAGGATTTCTGTTCTTAGAGATTTTATAAACTTGCTTAATGACTATAATATCTATAATGAAAATATGCACAATAAAAGCGAACAAATATTTACATTTGGTAGCAATAAAATTGAATTTGTAAGTTTAGACCAACCACAAAAAAAAAGAGGAGCAAAGCGAAATATACTTTTTATTAATGAATGTAATGAATTAAGCTACGAAGATTTTTTTCAACTGCTAATTAGAACAACCGGAAGAATATATATGGACTTTAATCCAAGTGATGAATTTCATTGGATATATGACAAAATACTTACAAGAGAAGATTGCACATTTATACAGTCAACTTATAAAGACAACCCTTTTTTAGAACAAACACTAATAGATGAAATTGAAAGATTGAAAGAAACAGATTCTAATTATTGGAATATATATGGTTTAGGAGAAAGGGGTGTTAGTCAAAGTATTATTTTTCCAAGAATAAATATTGTAGAAAAGTTTGATGGAGAACTTCTTGGTTATGGTTTGGACTTTGGCTACGCTGTAGATCCTTCAGCCTTAGTAGAAGTTTACAAAAATGATGACAAATTATATTTTAATGAATTAATCTATGAAAGAAAACTTACAAATGATGCCTTAGCAAATAGATTTAAAGAATTAGATATAGACAGAAGAATACCAATATATGCAGACAGCTCTGAACCTAAATCAATAGCAGAAATACACAGGTTTGGTTGGAATATTAAACCTACACAAAAGGGCAAAGACAGTATAAATATTGGAATAGATATTTTAAGAAGATATAAGTTATACGTAAATAAATCAAGCACTAATATTATAAAAGAATTTCGTTCATATAAATATGAAGTGACTAAAGACGGAATAGTTACAACAAAGCCAAGAGACAAAGACAACCACGGTATTGATGCAATACGATATGCTTGTGTTATGAATTTAACAAAACCAAATTTTGGTAAGTATTTTATTGCCTAGTAAACAAAACAAAAAAAAATATATTTAATAAAAGGTTATGAAAGTAGAATTAACAGTTCCAAACAATTGGAGTGACATAACAATTAAACAGTTTCAAGAATTTGAAGAAAATTTAAATTCTAAAAAAACAAAAAAGCAAAAGCTAATAAGTAGTATTTGTATTTTGTGTAATATAGAAAAAGAGGTTATAAATAAACTTAAAACTATTGACTTACAAGAAATAGCACTAGAAATAAATAAGTTGGAAAAAAATGATGCCCATTCTATAAAATTTGATAAAATATTTGACTACAAAGGTTATAGTTATGCACTTATACCTAATATGTCAGAAATGACAACGGGTGAATTTATTGACTTAGAAACGTGGTGTCAAGACACGACAAAAAACTTACATAAAATAATGTCAATATTATTTCGTCCAATAATAGGCAAAGTTAATTCATACGGACAATATAAGGTTGAAAGTTATGACCCAACAATAGAAAAAGAAAACGTTATGCTAGACTTACCAATGGACAAAGCTCTTGGTTGTCTTAATTTTTTTTTTCATTTAGGGGGACAACTTATAAGCAATTTGGACAGCTCTTTGAAAAGGACTTAGAAGAAGTAGAAGAAGATTATATAAGAAACCAAAATGCTGAAACCTTACAAAGCAAATACGGTTGGTATGGTATTTTGTATAGTTTAAGTAATGAAAACGTCTTAAACATTAAAAAAATAACATTATTACCAATTTATGAAGTGTTAACATTTCTTTGTTATCAAATGGATTATCAAAGAGAGCTAAAAAAACAACAAAATAATAGTATAATATAATGCCAGACAATAACACATTACTACAATCAAATTATTTGACTTACGATTATATACTTTACCAACTTGAATTAATACAAGAAAAGATTCTAACAATACAAAGTTTTATTTCTGGACCAATGGAAGAAATAGATATAACAAAACTAAGTCTTGATAAATTTCCAATAATGTATGTAGAACCAACAAATGTTCAAGTCAATAATTTTATACAAAGCTATACATTTAATATTGCTATACTTGATAAGATAGAAATGAATAAAGGCATTAATGGACAACCACTTGAAAATAGCAATAAACCTTTTGCTGATGCACAAAAAATGAGAACACAAATATATAGTCAAGCGAATGAAATAATGAAAGATATTATTATTCAGTTTAAACAAAATCTAATTACAAGGTCGTGGATTAATTCAAATGTAGATTTAGCACTACCAATAGACCTTACACCGATAAGCTCTGAATATGACACTTCACTATACGGTTGGACTGGAACGTTTGTCATAACAGCTAATAACAAAAATGATATTTGTAACACTCCAGCACTTACTAATACATAATGAAAATAAAAGCAACTGACATACCAAAGACAATACAAATTTTCCAAAAATATGGAAAACAGGTTGTTCGTTATGCTAAAGCAAACTTAGCACAAAGAAAGAAAAAGGGAGTGTTGTATAATAGCTTAAATTATGAAGTAAGTTTTGACAAAGGAGAGGTTAG